AACCAGCATTTAATTCTTGTAAGATTGATGTAATGGTAAACTGAATCTGTTTAGAGATTGTCTCTAATTCAACGTCACCAATCTTATTCGTACCCGCTACTGGTCTGAAACCATCTGGCCCCAAGAACAACAGATTTCCCCCAAGTTCTACCACACTGTCAGAAGCTACACATCCTAAGTTGCTAGTAATTTCACTGACCACAAAGTCAGCAATGTTTGTACCCTGCAAAGCTTTGATGGCGCTCTTACCGAAGATGTACAACGTATCACGAAATGGTTTAATCTGAACGATCTCAAAGCCTACGTTAATAACACCTGCGCCATTGGCTGGGTTGAAATCTGTTTCATTAAGTGGGGCAGAGAAGTATAGATTGAACGGCTCAGAAACATCACCAGCCAAGAACATGTGGTTCTTAAATGACGATGCAAACTTAGGAGCCGCTGGAGCATTAGCGTGTGTCACCTGTGTATAGGTTGTACCGTTGTATGTTGCAGCGGGATTGACACCGTCTGTTAGAAACAACTTCTGAGCGATCCAGTTGTAACGAAGAATCCTCACCTTCTTAACACCATTCATTGTGACGGTGCCGGGAGTTGTAATGGCTACCCAAGCAGATGTAGCATTGTTCCATCTATAGAAGTAAGCAGTACCCGCTGATGGTTTGCGACAAGCAAAGATGGCGTTGTTAATACCTTCAGAAACGGAAACACCCAGCACAGGACCAATACCAGCTACAGTACCGTAGTTGTTTGCATAGCCGCTAATGCGACGATAACCACCTGTAGTGGATGGCTCGTAGTTGATAAGTTGTGTAGCTGAACCGGGTTCTTGTTCACCCTGCGATAACACATCACGGTTGGTGTTCATGCCACCAATCGCTGTAACTTTAAGCGCTAATATGCGATCTGCCATTACATCACTCGCTGTGAAACGTATGTTGGTACAAGCATAGTCGAACGCATAGACAATGGTTCATCCATAAGCAGGCGGCGCATATTCTTAATACCTTGCTCAAACCTATCGCGGTGAATAGCAGCACTCTGTTCGTTAGAACGATAGAGCATCATGTATGTCATAGCACCATCGATGATGACGTTGTCAAATCGTGTTGGCACAATGCAAACATCAGTATCAGCTACCATTTCTGCTGGGAACGCCCAGTATTTATATTCGATGACATAAGCCTGATCAGCAGGTGGTGTTACACCAAACTTACCGTCTTGTGTTTGGTACACAGCTTCAGTAACACCATAACCACCAGAACCACTCGTGTCATCATTAGGACGCCGTTCATCCAAGTATTGTGTGTATGTAAGAACAGGCAACCGCTTAGGTTCATTATTGGCTGCAGATAGTTGACGAAGGTAGAACGACTCCCAATCAACACTGGAGAAGCTAGTGGGAAAGTCGTAGGTGGCTGTACCATCAGTGGCAAGCGTTTGAGTGCCAGTGACTAAAGCAAAGGGCCACTCTTGTGCAGAATGCATCAACTCTTTAACAGATGAATTGATGGCAATCTTTGCCAACGCTTGTACGTTTCTAGCGCTGTTGAAGTCGGTGGAGTCCATTACGACCTCACCCATTCGTCGCAGCAATTCATTTGTTAAGGAGATGTATGTGGACATATTTTATAAGCAAGAAAGGGGTGAGCCTTTGACGACCCACCCCATAGACTATCTAGCTATTAAGCCAGTTGGTCGCGGTCAACGTCAGTGGCGGCGATAGGAGCAGTCATGTCAATCACGACAGCCCACACGCGCACAGCACCAGCAGTGGCAGTACCAGTAACGGTAGCAACCACGTCCAGAGTGTTGGCAGCAACAACGCCCACAGGCACAGCAGCTTCAGTGGTGATAGCACCAACGGTAGCGGCTTGAATGTCCAGAGCAGACACTACGTCAGCAGAGTCAACGCTCAGGTCGATAGTGTAGCCAGTGGAGCCAGCAATGGCTGTAGTGGTCACAACACCAGCCGACAGCACGAGGCAGTTAGCAGGCAACGAGATAGCAGTCGCAGTACCAGAGGTAGCGGGAAGAGTCACAGTAGCTTCAACCACACGGGCCAGCTTTGCAACGGTTTGAGAGAGATTAGCCATTTTAGATTTCCTTTAAAAGATGTGATGTAGAAACGGGGAAGCCTTGTGAGCCTCCCCTGTTTCATCAGGCCACGTTGTAACGTGCGGTAACAATACCTTCAGGACGCAAGATCTTACGACCATACAGATGCATACCACGCACGATGTCAGCAAAGCTGTCGGGATCGCGGTAAGTCTCGGTCTTGTTGATTTGCTGAGCAGTTGCCACAGAGGAGTCATGACCAGCGACGATCACACCAAAGTTGGCAGCCTGAGCACCAGCACCAGAAGTGCCGGGACCAGTACCAATGCGAGGAGTGTTGTTCGACACATAGATACGGAAGCCGTGCAGGTTGTTCAGGATCAGGCCGTTTTGCAGACCGGAACCACCGAAGTCACCATTCAACAGGCGGCTGTCTTCGTCCTTCAACATCTCAACGAACACGGGGTCAACGACCAACCAACGACCTTGAGTGTCAACGAACTGCTGATCCAACAGACGACCCATACGGGCAATCACGGTCAGAGGAGACACAGTGGTAGTGGAAGCGCCAGTAGCACCGGGGAAACGTGGAGCCAGAGGGATGGAGTCACCAGCAGAACCAGCGCTAGTCAGGTTGCTGAAGTTGGGACGGCTCAGCTTCATGCTCGACAACAGTTCGTCAGAACCAGCAGAGGCAACAGCTTTGGTGCCGGGAGCAGTGGTACGGGCGGTGTCGCCAACAACATGCTTGGCAGACTGCTGATAGCCCGACAGATACGCCAACACGTCTTGGTCGTAGTTGTCGCGCAAACGATAGGCAGCGCGGTCCGAAGCCATCTGCATGAAGTTCACATGCGAGTGAGCAGCTTCAATGTCGTCGATTTTGAAGGCGTAGTAGTTCGCTTGGTCAACAACCAAGGTGAAGTCTTCGTCGTCGAGGTCTTGCGCGGTGATCTGAGTACCACGAGCGTAAGCTTGGACGCTCACCTCCGGTTCCTTGATGATCTTGACGGAGTCCCCCATATTAGCGATTTCACCGAAGTAATCGCTATTGGTGATGTCTTCAACAGTAGAAGCTTTACGGAAGGCAAGTTGTACTTGCTTGGAATAGATAACTGGTGAAAAGTTACCATTGGGAAATTTGCCGTAGCCGGGTGCGGTTGGGAAAGCCATGATAAGTTCCTTATAGATAAATGTATGGCATATACTAAAATACGCTCACTCAAGTTCCACAGGGCTGTATCAACTAGGTGTATGACAAACCTCTTCTAGCTAAAGAGGCTGACATAGGCTAGATCAACTAGGTTGTCTGCTTACTTACGTTATGCGTTACTAAACGACAAAGCTCAATAAACTGATCTTCAGTGTAATCAAGCTTCATCCTATTGATAGGAACACAGACAAGTTGAATGTTATCAACTGTATAGTCTTTGTTACTATCTACTCTGTCTAGGCTTACTGTATTAAGTTGGTGGCCTTCGCTAGTCAGCGGCAACTTAGTGTAAACACATAGACCTTCTTGTCTCTGCCAAACATCATGAAGATGTTCAACAGTGATAAAACACTTCTTATTCTTTCGTTTACCAGCGGTCTTCACCAACTGATCAAACTTTTGATCAAGAGTCAGATTTGTATATCGCTTCTGATTCTTAACTTTAATCTTTTCCTTGTTGTTAACGTAATACTGTTTGTCGTAGGACAATCGGTACTCTTTGTTCTTTTCTCTCCAAACTTTAATGTTTGAATTATTACAACTCTTACAACTAGACTTAACACCACTAGCTTTAGAGTTGTCTTTACCGAACTCACTAACACTCTTCTCAATCTTGCAACAACTGCAAGTCTTCACATCATTCATAACAATCTCCGATTAGATAAAGGACTAGACCATGAATCGGCATGGTCAGGGGAGCTACCCTTTTCGTCCTAAGTAAAGTTATATCAGACTTTTTGTGCCCGTGTCAACTGTTATCGTGCATTACCACTCATATCGTACACAAACTTACCAGTCTGAATAGCTTTCTGAATAGCTTCAGCGTTCTTCTCGTACTGCAAAGAACTCATCTTAGCCACTTGCGATTCGTAGATGACGCCTTCAGTGTCCTGACTCACCGGGGTAGATCGGCTACCACGGGTGTTGACACTCTCTGCTGCACTAGAAGTTTTCTTCTCCGGTTTCGCTTTACCAATGTTGCGATCACTCTTATACAGATCAATGGCACGAGCAGCAGAACGAGCGTCTGTATCATTCTCGTATAAAGCTTGTTGCACCCAAGCCGGTTGTTCATCTGCCCAAGTATGGAAGTCATCGGTGTCTCGGATGGTGTCAAAGTCTGGATGCAGCTTCAACAGTTCAAGCTCAGCCTTCTCTCGTGCTGTTAGTTTGTCTCGCTCGTCCAAGGCTTTGAAGCGCTCATCAAGCGCTGCTGTTTGTTCTTT